TGAAAAAGAATGGTGTCATTGAGAGAGACTCTACAAATCAACAAAAATCGAATTGGATCTTGGTTAAAAAGTAAAGCATTTAACCAAGATTTAACCAAGATTTTAACCAAGACTCATGATCCTTGAGCCGATCGAAATAAACTTCTTTATAGATATAATTTCCGGCTCTTTCCCGTACAGACGCTCCATGTCTGAACGAGTAACAAACCAAGTTTTTTCGCTCAATAACAGGAATTGGTGTAACATAATAATCTGCTATATGTAAATCTCTTGCTTTACTTCTGTTTGTACTACTCATAATACCTCCTATTTTATATTATTATACATATTTAAATCTTCAAACTTTAGGTCAAAATATTCTTTTGCTATATCTAGATGTTTTAATTCAAATTCATTTAGGTATCTCATAGCAGAACATATGTAGTATTTTTTTACATACAGTATATCGCAAAAACGCCTTGAAGTCCAGTAGTTTCAATAGTTTTGCGAAGTTTTCAAAGATCGATATTACCTGTTTTTAACAGGAGTTATTGCAGTGGAATCAGTATTGGATTCTTAATAAGCAGTGGTTCAGCAAGTTCATAGAATTTAAAGCCTCCACCACCTTGCCAATTAATAATTTTTGATATACCGCTTTGATCTGAGCCATCAACTACACCTTTTAACCTTTTAAGACAATGTGAATAACACTGCGGCCCCATTTCAATACCTATCCATTTTCTATTCATTTTGTGAGCAACAGCGGCTGTAGTTCCTGATCCTAAAAATGAGTCTAGTATTATGTCTCCTTCCTTAGTTATAAGTTCAAGACAACGCTTAATTAACTTTTCAGGTTTCTTGCCTTTTTTAAATGTTACGCTTCCTTCATTTGCTATACCTTCCCATGCAATATCACTCCACACATCCGTTAATGGTGCTGTTGCAGCTAATTCTCCATCTAATTCCCTAACATTTTTTATATAAAAAGAAATCTGTTGACCATTAACAATATATACATCATCTAACCCAGATCTTTCAACTCTATAAATTACATCTTGATTTTCTATAGACTTCTTCTTAACTTCAATTATTTTTTTACCTGCACCAGTATCACTAATAGCTGTTAAGCGGCATATTCTATGTGCATTGTTTACTATAAATTTATTATAGTTTTCAATCAGCGTTTCAGGTTTTTTACTACGAACATTGTTATTTTCTTCAAAAGCTTGTGAAACGGTAATAAATTTCCAGTTAGTATAATAATCATCAGGATTTACTATCCATTTGTTATAAGCATAATCTGGTGTTCTTTTTACCCTAGAAGCATTTTCAATTAATAATTCTCTTTTTTTTGCATAAAATAAAATATGTTCTGCAGCTTTAAAAACTCCTGGATTTACAGTGCTAAAAGCAGAAGGAGAACGAGATATAACTGTTATTCTATTCATATAATTTTTTCTGCCAAATATCTCATCCATAATAATCTTACAATAATCCGATTCGTTATCATCTAAATGAACAAATATTGCTCCATCATCTGACAATAATTCTTTTAATATTCTTAACCTTCTTGCAATCATATCTAACCACTCTGAATGTTCTATACCATCTTCATAACCTATTTCTTCTCCGTCAGCATTAATTCTTGCTCCTGTATTAAATGGTGGATCAATATATATACACTTTATCTTCCCTGCATAGTCCTGTTCTAAAGCCTTTAAAGCTATAAGGTTATCACCATGTATTAGCATATTTTCAGTATTAGGATCACCATAGGATTTTGACTTATCTTCTATTAATATTCTTGGTTCTATCTTTTTCTCTTCATATTTTCCTACCCAAGTTAACTCAAGTTTACCTTGTTTTAGCATTATTGTTCCTCCGTTCAAAACTTTAGTATTAATCTAACTATCAAATAAGGATTTATATCAAACTGTTTCTTAAAATCTTCTTTAAGCTTACTTGCTTCATCCTCTATTTCCTGAATAGCTTCATGATATTTTATACTCTTCTATCAGCTATATCAGACCCACTTAAACAATAGTATGGATTGTGCTGTAATTCAATTCTTTTAATTTGTCCATATTCTTGGATAAGCATGTTTTGCATTTTTATCTCCCTCTTTAAATATTTTCTAAGATTTCCCTTATCCCTCGTGCTAACCCCTTAGCCATCAATGGGGGTACTGCGTTACCTATTTGAACAAACTTAGCTGCTCTAGGACCCTCAAAAAAATAGTTATCTGGGAATGATTGTATTCTTGCAGCTTCTCTAACGGATAAAGATCGGCATTGTGTAACATCTGGATGAATAAAATAATGTCCATCTTTTGAGATATGTGCTACCATCGTATGAGAACACTGAATATCCCCAGCAACCACCTTATATCTATCTAAAAATACATTTCTATTTTTGTGCGTACACAGCTCTTCTGGTAAATCAGTATATCTTAGTCTTCTATGATTTTCATTCCAAGCAGTAATCACTCGTCTATAAATCTCAATGTCTCTTGGATTATGGAAACGGCATACATGATGTGTCAAAATATCATCATCAGCTCTAATTCCGCTCGCCCTCAAATAATTAGTTGGCTCAGAAACATAAACATTGTTCTCAGTTGCTATTTCAAGTCTAATCAAATCTTGCAAAATATCATTAACCGTTGCCTGTACCTCAGTAATCTCAAATTCAGGATACGCAATCTTCAAATCAGCTTGCCAACCAATTATTATCACTCTTTTTCTATGTTGCAGCACCCCAAAATCAGCCGCATCAAGTATTCTGTGATCAACAGTATACCCTGCATCATTGAATTCTCTAATGATACTTTGGAATGTTTCACCATTATTTGCAGTTAAAATGCCTGGTACATTCTCAAATATAAACATGCGTGGCCTGTACCGATTTAGAAATCTAACATACTGCCTATAAAGAAAATTTCTTGGATCATTTCTCATGTTATCTGGATCTCTTGCTCTTCCTATCAAGGAATATGCCTGGCAGGGTGGACCCCCAATAATTATATCCACATTTTGAATATTCGCGTTTCCAAGTATCTCATCTATTGAACCAAAAATTTCATTTGTTGTCGTATCAGATATTTCTTTATTAATTACAGTATCAAGCATTCCATTTGGCATTCTTGCAAAAAGCTCATCACGAGTGATTTCGCCTCGTTGATAACTTCTGTATTCATCCAATCTGTTATTTTCCTTCAAGTAATAATAACAAGTCCTTGTTTTTAAGGTCATTGCAGCATATGGGTTCATTTCAACGTGAGCAACCGGAATAAACCCTCCATCAGCAACAAAGCCCTCAGAAAGGCCACCGGCACCAGCGAATAAATCTATAAAAGTAAAATTTCTATTGTTCATATCGCAAGTAGGTTTCATATTTCCTCCAGTTTTATATTTATATTTTTAATAAAAATGTAAATTTATATATACTTTTCTATATAGTTTCTGTCTTGTGCAAATATTGGTATATCTTTATCAACAATCCATCTGCTTCGTTGCGTACCATCTTTATCATAATATTCCTTAATAACACATACTCCACGTTTTTGATATATAGGTAAATCATTAAAATTAATACCTTTTTCTTGAAACAACATTTCTTGTATTTGATTGCAGTTTTTATTGTTTAATTGTTTATGTGAAAAATTAGCCCTACCAATCATTTGAACAGCATTTCTTGTAGCGTCTTGTTGTCTCCATATAAAATAATTACAAACTTCTTCTTTGGGGACATTAAACACCCTACTATCAAACAAGGCAGTGTTTATTCTTTTATAATAAATATCATAATAATCACTAATAGAATCAACATCAATGTTACCAAGTATTTTAACATCCCTATTAATTATTTCGGCAAATGTTTTATTGAAACCTAGTGTAGCCATGCTCGCAGAAACCGAAACCATTTTTTGAATATTTTTATCAAACCATGCTTGAGTTCTTATATCATCATAATCAGTAAGAAGCAGTGATATTTCATCACTCTGGACATATGCGATTTTACACCCCATTATATTTTCACAAAGATACTTTGCGGTATCCCACATGGCTTGCATTAAAACCATGTCAAAAGGTTTTTGAAATCCTCTTGTAAAAGTATGAAACGCTTTGCCGTCAACACGAATTATTGCTGGCATCCTTCTAGTTAAATATCTTCTTTCAATATTTTCATAACCCTTCATTCTATCACCAAGACTATCATTGCTCATACTCTTAATCTCCTTAATATTATATTTGTTACTCCTTCTTATTTACACTTACGATATAACCATATAATTCTTCCAATGTTCTTACACTTATTTCTTTGTCGCCATCATACATAACCTTATCTACGTTTTCATATAGCCACCACCACAACAAATCATCATCTTCAATATGTAGAGATTCGTTTATTATATTTATCATTTCATCGATTAAATAATCACCTATTGTTACTACAGGATGTGCATCACATATTTTACTTATTAGTGTTGCCAATGTTTCTTGTTCGCTGTGAAAATTTTGTATTAACTGCATACGTTTGATAAAATTTTCTTTAGTCATATCAATCACTCCTTTAAGATTCAACATCATCTATGTATTTACTTGTGATAAGAATTTTACCCATATATTTTTGTGTGAGGTCATAAGATAATTTAGGATTTTTATATATTACTATTTTATTAATAAATTCCATATTATTAACCTCCAATATTATATTAATATTTTGATAAACTTCCTATTTAATCCGTTTCAAAACAAACTACATCCACTTTCTTTAAATTCTTTAATATATCTATCCCATTGCTCTTTATCAATATCTAAAAACTCCATTAAATGTTTTTTACAGTAATATGTATCAATGTTTCTGCCTAAAATTTTTAAATTCATAGCAATTTCATCTTTTTTATTTACATTTTTATTACAAATTTTACAAGTGTGATTGAAATATTTTTTTGCTATTTCGTAATCAATACCTTTATATTTAGCAAATTCTTTTATTACTTCTTCGGTTGGTTCGTTTCTTAATAAGCCTCCATTCCAACAAGTGTGGTATTCACTAATCGTACAATTAAGCCTAGTCCATTTGTAGTTTTCCTTAAAGTCATTTTCAAGAATTTCGTGCCATCTCTTATACATTTTAGGATACCAATATTTATCTAGCACCCACGTCGACTTAGAATAAAACGGACATGCAATTGCACAACCAACTCTTGAATAACCTTTTTTATATTTCGTATTAATGTAGAGTTTTTTCCACAATATATATAGCCAAACTTCTTCTTCACTCCATTTTCTTATAGGTAAAACACCAATCCAATCTCTATTGCCCCATTTTTTATTTTTCCATTCGTCTTCATAATTAGAACGTGTGTTTGATTCTTCATTCCTCATACCAAGAAAAAATACATATTTTTCATCCTTATTAAAATAATTAATGGTTTCTCCTTCTTTAAAAATACTACAACACCCACGACTAAATCTTGTTGGTATTATATTATTTTTAATCCATTGGTAAAATCCATCTTTAGGATTTAATACATTAATGTCATTTCTGCTTTTTATATGCTTATATGTATCTGCACAATCCAACGATGAATTATTAAAAACCAAAAATACTGTTGGATTTATATGCTTTACTAAATACTCTACTATTGTACTATCTTTACCGTCTGATGTTAAAACTATTGTCTTGTAGTTTTTATATTGTTCTAATTTTCCTTTTATTAAATTTAAACTTTCTTTTTCTTTTTTTAAAAGATTTTCTTTGTTCCGCAAAACAGTATCGTCCCAATGTTCAATTTTGAATTTTTTTTGTGGAAATAGTTTATATGTAATATTTAAACTATCGTCAATTTTTAATCTTACAATTTTATGTATATTTCCTTTTGTATCATATGCTTTTATTATTTGATTGTCTAACCAATAATATCCTTCTTGTAATTCAATATCTATATCATGGTCTTTTAAAAATTGTATATATTCTTTAAAAATAGGTTGCAAGTCAATCACCACCTCATAAAAATTATCTAATACCACATTCTTTCAAAAATAATCTAGTATCATCTACTGACATCTTTCTCTCTGTTAGGCAAGGTAATTCAATAACTGGTATATGTTTAGCAATCGCACATTCAATTTCTTTATAAACTCCCGCTGGTATTTTCATTTCCAGCCATTTTATAAAGTTGTGTATCACTTATTCCATGTTGAATACAAATTTCACAATCATATTTATCAAATCCCATAAATTTAAAACATTCACATGGAGTTAAAACTCTACCCAAATTGCATATATTATCACCTCAAAGTTTTAACGAATTCGCAGTTTTATATTAATATTTTACCCCTATGTAATCCAAAACCCTACCTAATCCTAATCCACCTTCTTCTATTGGTTTCATACAATAATTATATATTTGGGGATGTGTAATTTTCATTTTTTGAAATCTATTGGGTTCTTTTTCTAAATGACATCCAAACATACAAAACATACAACCCGTTCTGTCTAAACCAGTAGTTTTTAATTTTCCTTTATCTTCTATAATATCACCATAAATTGAAGAATATGAAACATTGTTCATTTTTAAATATGTAAGAATATCTTGTTCTGTCCAAAATCCCAATGGTGTTGAAATTTTCTTTTTAGCATCAAATGCATTACACCCAGTTTTTAAATATTGTGTTTTTCTTTGTCTACTTTCACAAGCAAGAGAACCTATAAATGGTTTAGCCTTTATTTTATTTAGTGGAGTTTTTTTCATAACATTACAACATTTATTGCTAATTTTAAATGGAGCATCAATTAAAAAAGTCCATTTTTTAAAATTATATATACCCATTTCAGTAGTAAAACATTTATAAGCCCAACAATTTTGTCCTAATTTTTGAACATCACCAACATTTCTAGCAACGTCTTTACTTATAACTGGATATCCATATTTCTCAATAACATCTTTGAAATTCATTTTTGGTCTAACCCAAACTACATTATCAATTGTTTTCACAAAGTTTCTTATTTCGGGATATTCTAATCCAGTATCAACAAACACTGCTTTGACGTTTGGATATAATTCTCTTACAATATGTAATAATACTGTACTATCTTTACCTCCACTAAACGAAACATATACTTCGCCATCAAATGCTTCATACCATTCTTTTATTCTTAGTTTTGTTTTTTCAATCTTAATATCTAAAGGTAGGCCCTGAAGTTGTTGTAATTGCCATAATTCCATATTATTAACCTCCAATATTATATTAATAATATTCGTCAGCCACATTTGTATCTAAAATATCTTTTAATACTAGATTATTTTCTTTAGGCAAATTGTTTTTATCATACTTTATATTAGTCCAATACAATCTATCTCTATCGGCTGCCGAAAATAAATTACTATCAATATGTATATAATCTACACCTAGTCTATTAGACACTATTTTTCTGTCTTCTTCCGTCATACCATCGACATTCTCACATAGAAATAGAACATTAGGATTATTATTTTGTTTTATCCAATCTACAATATCAGCACAAGGATAAAATAACCAAGACGATTCGCCTTTTAACCCATCATCATATCCTTTTCTGCCTTTAACCGCTTTAGAATTATTTCTGCATGGAAATCCAAATAATATTAAATCAATTTTAGGCAAACTTTTTAACCATGTTTCATTTTGATATATTTTTAATAAATCTCCACATTGTATTGTATTAGGAAAATTTTCTTGTGTAACTTGTATTGCTTTATTTTAATTTTATATACTTATTATCAACTTGACTATCTAAAAAATCATAAAAATTAGTATATTGTTTTTTTATATCAAATAGTATAGCATTAATCGATAAAAATTACAACTATTTTTACACGATTAACAAAAAATATGCGTGTAAAAAATCAAAAAGTTATTGCAAGGCATATCGCTTTGTGCTATTAATATTATTTGCTCAATTTGAACTTCTCACAATCGTAATATATGTTAGGCATTTTTTCTTTTATATTCTTAATTTCATACCCTCTTATAGCACACACAACTTTAATTTTATTATTATTTGCAACATAAACTTGATAATATTTACATTTTGCAGAACATTTTGCCATATGCACCATCCTTTTATAGAAGGGAAGGCTAAAAAGCCTATCCCTTATTAATTAGTTGAACCTATTCCTCCCACCCTTTCATCTTTTACAGGTTTATCATTATCTGCTTTTAGGTATTTCTCAAAAATTCCCTGAGCGATGGCTTCGCCCTTGTTGATTGACAAAGTTTTATCTCCATGATTGATTAATTTTATCCATATATGCCCTTCGTTTAAAGCATTTGCGTAATCTGCATCAATAACCCCTACGTTATTAGAAAGTGTTACATCGTATTTAAACCCTAATGAACTTCTTATGTATATCTTTAATACTTCGTGGTCTTGCATATAAGCCTTAATTCCTGTAGGAATTTTTATTGTTTCGCCTGGATTTAATTCAAAGCTGAATGGGCTATATATATCATACCCAGCCGATTTAGCTGTAGCACGTCTTGGCAGCTTAATATCAAGATATTCTTCAGCTAATTCGTGCCTTTCTCCACCGACATCTTTAACATATTGTTCAAATGAAATTTTTTCAAAGCCTCTTTTTTTAGGGAATAAAAATTGAACATCATCAGCAGTTAATGTAATATTAAAATCTTTTACTAAATAATTCATACAAATTCCTCCTATTTTATATTAATATTTTACTGCAAATTGATTATCAGAAGCTAACCAAATTCCTAATACTTCATCAAATCGCTTATCCTTATTTGGTATATATCTGCCAAACTTAATAATTATATTTTTGTATTGTATTAATTCTTTTATTTTATCTTGAATTTCTTCAGGATAATAACCTGTGTAAATTACTATATCATCATTGCACTTTTGTCTAAACTGTTTTATAAATTCTAATACTTCATCAAATTGTAACATCGGTTCTAACCCACCTATAACAATTGCTTGTGCAATTGGATTGTTGAGGTATCTATCAATGATACTCTCAATAGATACTTCAATGTTTTTTTGTTGTGCTATTTGTGAATTTTGACATATAGAAATATCTAAATTTAATTCCTTTAAACATTTCCAATCACAATTACACATAGCAATCATCATAGATGTTTTTTTATAGTCTTGAAAATCTTCATCTATTATATATTTAATTTTCATTAAACTTGTACCAATATCTCCTTTCAAACTCTGCTTTACGCTCTTTATTATAAGAACTGCTTGGAGTTAAATAACCCACGATTCTTTGAAATGTATCTATAGTTGGTTCTTGACATACTGGGCATATATCTCCATAATAACCATGCCTATTTTTACAAGTTGATATTTTATTATTAAAAGCGAAATAAATTACGCCCTTGCCTGCTATATAATTTAATAAGTCCCATGCTTGGTCTTTGTTTGCAAATTTTCCATCAACATTTATATGGCATATTTGACCGCCGCCACATTTTTTATCAAGCACAGAACCTAATCTTATTTTTTCATCTAATGTACATTTTTCAGTTAGTGGTATCCATTGGTTTGCATAAATAAAGTCATTATACTTATTAGGATATAATCTATTATCTTTTTCACATAATATTACTGCACATCTTTCAGCAGGAACTGCTTCAACATTAATACTATAGTCAAAATTATAAGAATCTTTAACTTCATTAATAGTATCCATAATTAATGAAGCAAACTGTATACCTTCATCAGTATAGTATTTATTTCCAAATTCATCTTCTTTGATTAAACCAAAATGTCTAATGGTTTCATACATAGCATTTATTCCAATAGTATTGTATTGTCTGCTCATATCTATTAAACCTTTAGAATAATTAGGCAAAATTCCTTTTTCTATGTTTCTCTTTATAATATGTCTGACTATATCAAGCACATCAATACATAATTTAACTCTTTCTTTAAGTTTTTCAATATATTCTTCTTTAGAATTAGTTTCATAAGCTATCCTAACAAGGTTAATTGTATTTACCTTAACAGAACCTATTTTAAGTGATGTCCCTCCTATTGAGTTTATAAAACCTGTTAGTTTGGAGAAGTTATTAATGAGCCTGCAACAAGAACTCAAACTTGTAACATCTTCGCTAACAAAAAAGTTTGCATCACACCATTCTGTATTGTGGTCGCTACACCACCTTGCAAAATCTTCGTCCATAAATTTACCATTCTGGTATAATAAAGAGTAAGTAATAACTGGGAATGTAAACATCATTTCCTGTCTTGTTTTAGCAACGACTTTCATAAATGCTTTCTGGAATTCTATTATCTCGTCAATATGCTCAACTATATATGTACCATCTGGATATTTTCTATCTCCAAATATTTCAGCAAGATAATACCTGTCCATTATTGAAACATTAGTAAATGAACATTGATTTACTCTTAAATATGGCTGATTGAGTCCATAAATAAATTCTTGAAAACACTGGTCTCTATAATATTCAGGAGATATTAAATAATAACCATTTTTTACATCATTATACCAAAAATAGTATGCATGGACTAAAAAAGATGATATTCCACATGCTCCACTTGTTCTATTTGAAGTCCAACTTACAAATTCTTTTACATGTGCAACAAATGTAGTTAAGTGTTTCGGTGCTCCACCGCCAAATCCATCAACAAAATACAAGCCTTTTTGTACTACATCTTCTAAATCATACGCAAAACAATATGGAACAAACGAGGCAGAGTATCCATCATGCAAATACAAAGCGCCACTCCATTCAGCTTCAAGCCATTCTTCTGCTCTTTTTGAACCATATTTTTTAGTTATTTCATAAAATGTTTTATTAAAAGACAATAATTTTTTTCTTGGCTTATTCATTTCTGATTCAAGAGAACAAATATCCTTTTGGCTTACATTAGCATTTGAATCTATTGATGCATCTGCAACAGTATCACTATCAATAAAATTATCTATAAAATCAGTATCACTTAATTGGTCATTATGTAATGAATTTAATCTTTCAAAATCTTCTCCATACTTAGCCTTCATTTTGTTTAAGGCTACTACAAATGGTAAATATAATTTAACATTTATGTCCATACTATATCTCCTTTACCCAGTTTATTGCTTCTAAATAATTCATTATATTTCCATCTACTTCAAGCATTGGTACAGATTTAAACCCTTTTTGTATTAAAATATTCATATCTGATACTTTTTCATATATCACTCCTTTCTCATCTAATTTTTGTTGCAGTATTTTACATCTTGGACAATTGTTTGAATAAAATGTGACTTTTATAACGACCACTCCTTTACACGTTTTGCTTTAGAAAATCAACAAATTTTCTTATTATTCTTTGTTGGTCAAACGGTATATTCTCATCGAAATTATCGTAAAATTTATTATGTAATTCGTCTATATTATTTTTAAATTGTTCTTTAATTTCTTGGTTAAAATATTTGTTTTTTTCATATTTCTCTAATTTCTGTTTATACTCTTTATATATTTCGTATTTGTCACAAACACTACTACAATCACAATTGCGTCCTGCACTCCAATATGATGTACAATTCATACATGGATTTTTAATTTCCTCCATCTATATCATCCTTTCTAATTGGTTTATCATCTATTGGATAGAAGTATTTATATGTAGGATTTTTACAAATATTTTGGAATTCCATATAATATTGATATTGACTTGGTATCGCCATATACCGCCAACACTCATTTTTCTTTTCACATGTTGGATTTCTGCACATTGCTATGTCAGGCATATTATACCTCCTATTTTATATTTATATTTTTTAATTCCTCTTTAATTGCTATAACCTTACGACTATATCTAGAAGAATCTATTCCTCTACTAACAAGATTTTTTGTTGCTCGTTCCCCCATATTGTATGACATCAAAACAATATGCTCATTATTGTATTTTTTTAGCAATTGTGACAACATATATACTCCTGCGTCTATATTTTGATATGGGTCTATAAAATCACTTATGCCTAATTCTTTAGAAAGCCATTTGTGATTAATGCTATTTATTTGAAAAAGACCATAGTCCTTGCTACCATTAGAATTTTTATGTACTAAATTAGGATTAAAATTACTTTCTGTTTTTATTACAGCTATTGCTAAATCATAAGGCACATTATATTCTTTACATTTGTTGTATAGGTATTTTTGAATATCTTTATTTAGTGGTATATCATATTCTGGAATAATTTCTTCTTCTTCCTCTAAAGTTATTTCAGGAATTGTTGTTTTTACAGGTTCATATATATTCTCTTCTTCTGCTATATTTATAGTATCACAAGGTTCATATATATTCTCTTCTTCTGCTATATTTATAGTATCACATTCATTATTATTTGTCAATATTATATTATTTGCTATATAAACTCCTGTAGCTGTGAATATTATAAAAACTATTAATCCAAAAATTATGCGTCTCAATGATATCTACCTCTCTCTCTTTTGTTTTAGTACAATTTTAACTTTCTTTCATTAAATCAAATAGTTTTTTATTTCTTCTTCTATTGGAACAAGTTTGTCGCTCCATGAATCATAAACTAATTCTCCATTTTGCCATTTCTTGAAGTCTTCCTTGGATGCAATACAAAGGCTATGTGTTGAACTGCTATTTGTTTCAAAAACACCTCTGCGAATTACTCTCATCTTACATTTCCTCCTTAATTTCCTTTATAATATTCATCATGTGGATAATTTACATTAATATCCACATTATAATCATCATTATCATTACCAGTAATAATAAAGCTTTCCGATGAAAACAAAAATTTCATAAGTTTATCTTCATCTTCACAAATTTCTAGAAAATCATCTAACTCATAAGAATGGTCTATATATCCATATGCCAAATACTTATACTTACCATCAGATGATGGTAATATTGATGGGTTTGATAGTTTTGTGAATGTATCCCCATTTCGTTTGTAGATTGTGATATATGGACTGTTATTATGAGTCACAGCTAGATATGTACCTGTTGAATCAAATGCTATTCCAAACCCTGTACCCGTTGGTAATGTTGATGGGTTTGACAGTTTCGTGAATGTATCTCCGCTTCGTTTGTAAATTGTGATATATGGACTGCTATAATGAGTCACAGCTAGATATGTACCTGTTGAATCAAATGCTACTCCCCACCCATAACTCGCTGGCAATGATGACGGGTCTGATAGTTTTGTGAATGTATCACCATTTCGTTTGTAGATTGTGATATATGGACTGTTATCATGAGCCACAGCTAGATATGTACCTGTTGAGTCAAATGCTACTCCATTCGCAGCATCTGTTGGTAATGTTGATGGGTTTGGCAGTTTCGTAAATGTATCCCCACTTCGTTTGTAAATTGTGATACATGGACTTTCATAATGAGCCACAGCCAGGTACGTACCTGTTGAGTCAAATGCTACTCCACGCCCAGTACCCGTTGGTAATATTGATGGGTCTGATAGTTTTGTGAATGTATCTCCACTTCGTTTGTAGATTGTGATACATGGACTGTTATCATGAGCCACAGCCAGGTACGTACCTGTTGAGTCAAATGCTACTCCATACGCATAACTTGTAGGTAATATTGATGGGTTTGATAGTTTTGTAAATGTATCCCCATTTCGTTTGTAGATTGTGATATATGGACTGTTATTATGAGCCACAGCTAGATACGTACCTGTTGAATCAAATGCTATTCCACGCCCAGTACCCGTTGGTAATGTTGATGGATCTGATAGTTTCGTAAATGTATCCCCATTTCGTTTGTAGATTGTGATATATGGACTGCTATAATGAGCCACAGCTAGATACGTACCTGTTGGGTCAAATGCGACTCCCCACCCAGTACCCGTTGGTAATATTGATGGGTCTGATTCATAATGCGTAGTATATTTTTCATGCTCCCAACCAAATTCGCCTATTGTAAATTTTATAAAATCTTGCTTATCGTCCAGGATGTTGTTTTTAGTAATACATATTGAATGCGTACTACTTGAATTTGTTTCAAAAACACCACTTCTTATAACCTTCATACATAACCTCCTATATATTATTTTTATATAAAATCTTAGCCGAAAACCACGACGGCTTCAGCCTCGTGGATGAAGGCTTATCCTTGTTCTTGAATATATTTTTCTATAACTTCTTTACTTACATTACCTATACTACAAACAAAATATCCATTGCTCCAAAATGTTTGCTCCTTCCAAAATTCTTTACTTAAATCCGGTAGTTCACATTTTAATAAAAAACATATTTTATACAAGTAGTCTTATCACCTACTTATATAATACCACAAGTTTTATATTTGTCAAGTATAATTTTATATTTATATTTTATAAAAATTCACTATTTGCTATAGTATATTCTTCTATCCAATATTCTTTTACATCCTCGTTTTCAATAAACTTACCATCCTTAAATATTTTCTGAGATTTTTTCTTACTCTTATTGATATATATAACATCACCTGTTTCTATTGGATATTTTTCAAAATCCCATTTACTTACTTTCATGATGCCTGTAGTACCTTTTGCTAAACAGTATAAATTAAGTTTTGGAGAAAATTTAGTATCAATATCCATAACATACGCATATCTTGGATTTATATTAGGAATTGTCGTTTGAATATATCCTAATAATTCTTGTTCAAATTTAATTTGTTCCTTTAAAGATATTCTTTTATTAGGCGTTATACTTTCAATTTCTTTTAATGCAGTTATACGCTTTATTTTTGTATTGTCTTTATATTTTTTATCATATTTATTACTTCCTTCAGTAAACTCTTTATACACATTACTTCCTTCAGTAAACCCTTTATACACATTCAATAGTTTACCGTTTTCTCCAAATTGTTTGAAGTAATTTAATTGTATTAATATACTTATTTGTCTTGTGTTTGCTGATGTTTTTTCTACAATGTCTACAAGCAAATCAATAAAACTATTATATTTATTTTTGCTTAATTCATATAGCTCATTTGCTACTTCTTTGTTTAGATATTTAATACTTGCACAACCTCTGTATATAGTGTTTTCTACTTTATCAAAGAAATAATCAGCTTTTGACTTACCAAACTCTATAGGTTTTACTTTTATACCCTTACTCTTTGCATATTCAATTATCTTTGTAGTTTTTTCTTGATTGTCTTTGTTTAATAATACTGTCAAATACTCTATGGTATAGTATTTTCTCAAATAACCACAAGCAAAACCTATCATACTATATGGCAAACTATGATTTAAAGAAAACAAATAATCGCTTGCATCTTCTATAACTCTTAAAAATGATTCTATAATCTTTTCTGCTTCTTCTTTTGTGGTATTATATTTTTCTTGCATTGTTTTTATAAAACCATCTTTTATTTGTGGTATGTATTGTTCTGTTCCCAACTTCTTGGCAAACCCTCGTCTTATTACGTCTGCCTCACCCATTGTAAAACCACAAAATTTATTGAGAAATTCAATAATCTGTTCTTGATATACAAGATAATTAAGCGTTGAAGACAACATCTCATTTAGTGCAGGATGCCCATTATCATTAATTATGCCTTGACACATTTTATCTCTATATGATTCTCCTGCTGGTCTTATTGCACCATTAGCCATTGAAAACAAAGATAAATAATCTATATATCCTATTTGTTTTTTTATTTTATTTAATACTTCTTTACTAAATAGTTGTTTTATTACATGCCCTGCAAAATCAGACTCCATCTGAAATATAGAAGTATTGTCTTGTGCAATATCTTCCCATACAGAAACGTCATTAAAATCCAAATTGTCAGGCGTAATCCTTTCAATTCCTGCTAATTTACAAGTTTCGTTTATAATTTGTATGTTATCTAATCCTAATATATCAAGTTTAACAAAATTAACACTATCAATACCTTTCATATCTACCTGTGATATCGGATATTCATTTGTAGAAGTAGTAAACAATCCTAATTCTTCTTCTAAGTTATAATAACTTACCACAGAGCCACAAGGATGTATTGAGACTGATGTAATTACGCCATTTAATAAATCAACATATTTAAATAATTCAGGATATTGTTTTCTATATTTTTCTTCATCTTGTTCGACATTTTCACATATCTTATTAACTATATCAAGTGGTATTTCCAATGCTCTTGCCACATCTCTAATCGCACCTTTTAATGCTACAGTATTAAAAGCTACTATATCACAACAATTTAACCCCAAATTATTAAACACAAATTTTTTGACTTCATCTCTTCTGTTAGGCGGGTAATCCACATCTATATCGCTAAGACTTACCCTTTCAGTATTCATAAATCTATCAAAATTAAGATTATATTTAATTGGGTCTACTTCGGTAATGCCTAATAAATATGCACACAGACAACCAGATACCGAACCTCTGCTAGGCCCTGCATATATATCATTGTTTTTACACCAAGAAATTATTTTTTCCTGTAACAGCAAATAGTCTATTGCCTTGTTTTTTCTTATTGCTTGTAACTCGTATTCAATTCTATTTCTATATGTTTCGTTATTTAACTCCTTTTCGATCAAAGCATTATTAATTTTTTCTAAAAATACTTGTTCAGCATTTTCAGTCTTAGGATATTTGTATGTATAGTCTAATTCAAAATTTTCTATCATATCTGCAAGTATGTTTGTATTTTCTATAGCTTCTAAAAATACTACTTTTGGTAGTGCATTTTGTTCAATATATGCTTCAACAAGTTCGTCATAAGTTTTAAATGTCAAATCCCAATCTTCTTCATTTTCAAATTTAATATGTTTTGATTTTTGCAATATTCTTCTAACATCGTGTAATTCTTTATTTAGACTATGTGTATCTGTACCAGCAATAAGCGGAATATTATATTGTTTAGATAACTCATATAAATATTTATTATACTTATATTGTGTTTTTTCTTTGTCGTTATGATGTTGTATTTCAAGAAAACATCTGTGCTTATTTTTGATTAAAAAATCTAAAAATTTTTGTTTAGCACTGTCTGTTCCGTTGTTTAATATTCCTCCTAAACACGCTGTCGTAACAATAATGTTATCGCTTGTGCTAATTAATTCATCTAATGCAATTCTTGCATCATAATAAAAATGTCCATCTTTAGTATAAGCAAGTGAAGATAATCTATTTAATTCTTTAACTCCATCTTTGTTTTTGGCAATAAGAATACAATGCCAATTGTCTCTAACTTTGTTTTCTAAAGATTCAGTAATATAAAATTCTTGCCCATGTATATATTTTATACCAGCCTTATCACAAAGTTGTTTCTTTTTAATCCATTGAAATACATTTCCATGCTCTGAAAAGCCAATAGAAGTCATGCCGACTTCTACGGCTTTATTTATGTATGCTTCATATTTAGTTGCACTATCTAAAATAGATAAATCGCTATGTAAATGAAATATAGTATAATTACTCATAATCAACCTCGCATAAATTCTGGTAAATTTTCATCTCTAGGGTCTGGTAAATTATCATTATATTTATTTTTATCCCATTTAAATACTTTATCTAGTTCTTCTTTTGTAGACCATAACCTATATGAAGGACTATCAAAATATACCCCCAATTCTTTATCTTGCGTTCCAGTAATTCTATTTTTAAATAAGTCTATAATACAATCATACTCTATTGGCTGAACTACATATTCCCCTTTTTTATTTTTTATTCCTTCTTTTTCTTTTGGAGTAATTCTATGTATAGACATAACATAATGTGCTAAATTGGTTATGTCTCCGCTTCCACCTACGTCCAGTTTAGTTAATCTTCGTATTGTTTCAACCTTTCGTGGATGTGCTACTAAATGCACAAGGACATTAAATTTATGTGCAAAATTTACAAGTTTTACTACAAATTCTTTCTGCTTTTGCCATATGTTTTCATTATTACACTCAAGGTCAATCATCATCAAATTATCTAACACAAAAATCTTAACTCCTTTTTTACGTGCCAATTCTTCCATTTTGTTCAATATTGAAGTTGCTGTAAAGTCTTTATCGTTATCATAAACGTAAATCCTCCCTCTGTACCAATCTCTCATTTGTTTTCTAATCTCTGGTTTTATTTTTCTAATGTGTTTATTTTCAATTTCAATATGCCTTCTCCCTGCCAATTGCAATTCAATCCATTTTTTTAACTGTGGCTTAGTCATTTCTCCACTAAACACAAATACATCGTATCCTTGATTTAAAGGTTCACATATACACATTTGATTTATTAATACTGACTTGCCACTGCCGTTGATCCCTGTGATTATATTTATACAACCAAAGAAAAATTTATATATCCATTTGTCTATCTCTTCAAAACCAGAAAATACACCTTCAGCAGTTTCTACATCAAATTCCTGTATATCATACAAATCCACCACATCAGTAATAGGCATTTCTTTTGCATTATCGATACATTCTATAACTTTATCTTTTCCGTAATAATACAATACTTCGTTAATATCTTTTATGTATATTGTTTTACCATCTTTTTCTATTTCTGTCGGTGCTTCAACTTCATAGCAACGCCATTGTCCTAAGCGTGGTATTATATTTTTCTTCATTTTCCGTCCAGCTTCATCAGCATCAGCCCATATTATTATTTTATTAAATTGCTCTAACCAGTCCCAGTTCTCCTCGACCCACGATTCATTCCCTGCACCAAATGGTACTGAAACTGTATTTTTAAATCCTGCCTCAATAGCTGATAAACAATCTAACTCTCCTTCGCAAATCAGCAACGGTTGTGTCGGATCAATTCTATTAATATTAAATAATAAAGGTGTAGTATCAGCACCTTTTTGACACCAACATTTCATTTCTCCTTTATTAAGTTTTCTTGCAGGACGATATTTTACCATTGTAAGAACATCATTTGTATCATAATAATTAAAAACTATATTGCCATGACTATCTTGTCTAATATCACAATAGTCTAATGTTTCTTTGCTTATACATCTTAATGTAAGATATTGTTCTACTTTACTTCTATCCGTATTTGTTTCTTCTTTAGGATATTTATATTCTCGTTTTGTTTCTATGTTTTTTGTACCAAAGCTATATTTAATTCCTACTTCCTCAAATAGTTTTTCTACTGCTCCTAAATATGTATAACCTTGTTGCATATATAGGTCTAATATTCCAAAATTACGACTACATCCAAAACAATGATAACTATAATTCTTCGGATTCCACACGAAGGAAGGAGTTTGCTCCTCGTGAAATGGACATAATGCTTTTAAATTTCTTTCGTCAAATTCTTGTAAATGTAACGCTTCTGCAATTATATAAGCAGCCCTATCGCCCATTTGTTCCTTTGCTTTAATAATAAGTTCTTGCGGTATTAACAAATAATCAACCTCCTTCTTTTTTTGATATAAAGGGAGAAAAATTTCTCCCTTTATATATTAATTATGAGAATGAATTAGAAAGGAAGGTCATCCATTTGACTATCTATTTGTGAATTGCTCATATTCACAAAGTCGAATATAACAACATTTACAAATGATTTCTTATCTTTTCCTTCTCCTATAGTTGTATTGCTAATTTTACCACTTGTGATTTTAATTCTGTCTTTTGCAGATAAAGCTAAAGCAGGCTCTTTTGCTTTACCTACAAATGTAGCAAACCAATAAGAATTAACATATTTACCTTCTTTGTTTTTCTCACTGGTTGAAATCCTGCCTTTTACAAAATTACCTTTGTCCTCAATTTCCCAAACAGTAGCATAAGCATTATTAAATAGTATCATAAAATACCTCCGTTTTTATATTTTTATTTTATCAGCCATTTCCTTTGTTAGAGGAATATTGTTCACCTAATAAATAGTGATAATCTATTATTTCTGCTGTTTTTACACTTCTACAATATTCACATTTACCACATGGTATAGGCTCTACCTTGCCTTCCTTCAGTGCTATAATTCTTGGTAAATGTTCTTCTA